AAGGTTACCTTTTATCTTTCATTTAAAAAATGAATACAAGGATTTAATAAAACAATCAATCAATAGTATGAGTGATAGTGTATTAAAGTATAAAAATTTAGAGAAAGTAAAGAGGTTGATAAATGAGGCAAATTAAAAAAATACCATACAAGTTTGTCCATGTATATTGGCAGGATATTTCATCAGACGCTTCGTGGCGAACACTTGATGAAGTTAAGGCTGAAAATTTAGCTAGAAGTCTAAGCACAGGTTTTTTAGTAAGTGATGATAAAGATGAACTTGTTAGACTAGTTAGTGATTTTAATTTTAAAGATGATGGTAGTATTTACGAATGTGGTAATTCTACAATAATACCAAAAAGTGTAATCACAGAAATAAAGGAGGTAAAATGAGCAAAGAAATTGATTTACATTTAAAAAAACAATTACTAGATACACCAAAATATCTTAAAAAATATTTAAAAGATAATGAAGAACATTCGCCAGGTATAACATATTATACTGGTAATTGGGGACAAGATTTACAAGATAATTTGACAGAAAGACAGGCAGAAAAATTAAGAGCTCAAATGAGTAAGCTATCAGAAGACCTGGTTTTTGTATCAAGAAAACTACCTGATAATATTGGTGGTTATAATTATATCGCTTATGTAAAATAACCAAAAGGAATATATTATGGCAATCGTGAAAAAAACCTTAAATATACTATATCAAATGATAGTGGGTGGTATATTTACAATAGCAATCTATACTCTAGGTACATTTAATCCTAATCCAACAGTTATTAGAGATATAACACCTGAACCTAGTTTTAATTATAGTAATGAAACTCAATTTGTTCATGCATTAAGTGAGTGTATAGATTTTCAAAACTTATCAGTACCAAAAAATCAAAGAATACCTAAAAATATGATACTAGCTCAATCAATCTTGGAAACAGGTTGGGGTGAAAGTAGAATTGCTGTTCAAGCAAACAATTTATTTGGTATCAAATCATTTAAAAAAACTGTAAAGCACATTCATGCTGAAAAAGATAATAGTATTATGTATAGAGTTTTTACCAATAAATGTGATAGTGTAAAATATTATATTGAATTATTAAATAATCACCCAGCATATAAAAACTTTAGAAAAGCAAGAGCAGTTTATATTAAAAACGGTAAAGAACCTAATCCATATCAGTTAATTAAGACACTAGATAACTATTCTGAAACTGATGATTATGAAGACAGACTAAAGAATGTTTTAAAGACATTAAAGAGATATACACCAAATTTATGATATAAATAGTTAGATGTTTTTAACTTATCTAACATTAATATCGGGAATATTAATCTCTATTATAGCTGCCTCATACTCTATCATAGGGTTAGCGGCTTTATTTGCAGGTGCCACAACAGCGATTATCGCTATGGGTGGTGCATTAGAAGTTGGTAAACTTGTAATAGCAAGTTGGTTGTATAGAAACTGGCACAACCCTTTATTACCAAAATCTATAAAGTATTATTTAACAAGTGCCGTTATTGTTTTAGTTTTTATAACTTCGGTAGGTATATTTGGGTTTTTATCAAAGGCACATTTAGACCAAGTTGTACCAGAAAACAATAACAAATTACAAATAGAAATAATTGATAAACAGATTGACCAAAGGCAAAAGACAATTGACCGTTCACAGTATCAATTAGATAAAATGGACGAGTTGATAATAACTCAATCAAAAGAATCAAGTTGGTTTTCTAGTAGTTCACAAAGAGCTATTACAGAAAGAAATAATCAGAAAGAAGAAAGATTATTATTAGAAAAAACAATAGAAGAAAGTTTAAATAAGATAAACGAGTTGACAGACAAAAAGTCTGGTATACAAACAGAGCAATTAAAATTAGAGGCAGATTTAGGACCTATAAAATATGTTGCAGAATTTATTTATGGTGATGAAGCAAAAGACCATTTTGATAAAGCAGTCAGAATTATTATCATCATATTAATATTTGTATTTGACCCTGTAGCGGTGTTAATGTTAATATCAGCTAACATATCATTAAAACAAAGAGAGATGGAATTAGCAATTGAAAATGGTGACCCAATAAATGCCAATGAGGAAGTTGTAAAGATTTTGAATAAGCAAAAAAAGGTATGGAAAAAAGAACGAGAATACCAAAATTTTGTAAATTCCTTGTCAGATGAGGAATTAAAAGGTTTAAGTCCAGATGAAATTAGACTTAAAATGAACCAGATATGGGAATGGAATGAAGATACAGATGAAAAATATAAGAATAATGTCTAAAAAAAGCTTGACATTTGCTTCATTTTCCTTTATCCTGGTTGTCAGATAACTAGAGGTATATATTATGAATATTTTTGCATTAGATGAATGTCCTGTGAAATCTGCCGAAATGGCGTGTGATAAACATTGTGTCAAAATGATACTAGAAAGTGCTCAATTATTATGTTCAGTACATAGAGTTCTAGATGGCACAGAATATTATGACAAAACGGCAAATGGTCGTAAGATTAAAAGATGGCGTCATCCTGACCCTAAACTAGAAAAAGTCTTATACAAAGCAGGTTGGATAAAACATCCATCTACAATATGGCTAATGGAAAGTGCTTTTAATTATAATTGGTTATATAGACATATGATGGCATTGAATGAAGAATTTAAAAAAAGATATTCAGGTAAAGACCATTTAGCAATTACTAAATTAAAAGACGCTTTAAGAAACCCACCAAAAAATGCACCTTTGAATAAAAAACCTACTTTACCTACACCTGCTATGCCAGAAGAATGTAAAGTACCAGGTGATACTGTAAAAAGTTATCGTAATTATTATGTAATGAAAAAACAAAGATTTGCTACCTGGAAAGCACCATCAAAAATGCCAGATTGGTATGCAAAAGCTATTATAGTGGGGCACATATAATGCCAGTTAAAAGATTATTACATATATTAGTAGGGTTAATTATATTATTTCCGTTTGTTATATTCATAACATTTGGAATGTTAAAACTTATGGAGGCAATTATCCTGTAGGATAAATATAGACATGAACATTAAAGAAAAAATTATAGAGGGTTTAGTATCTCATGCAAAAGGTGAGATATTAAAAGCAAAAGCAAATGTAGAAGTATATCTAGAAAACCCTGCTGGTATAGGTGAACATCCAGATGTGATGGCGGCTATACAGTCAGAGTTAGATAAGATATGTTCTAATGAAGAAAGAATAGATATCATAAATAAACATTTTAAATCGGACATATAATGCCAACCTATAACTTTCAAGATAAAGAAACAGGTGAAATTTTAGAAAAGGTTATGAAGATATCTGAAAAAGATACTTTTCTAAAGGATAACCCACATTTAAAATCTGTTATACTAGATGTAAATATTGTTGCTGGTCAAGGTCTAAGTGGCAATATAAAAAATGACGCTGGTTGGAAAGAAAATATGGCCAGAATTGCTGAAGCACATCCTAATAGTCCTTTAGCAAAAAGATATGGCGAAAGAAAATCTATTAAAACAATTAAGACTGAACAAGCAGTCAAGAAACATTTAAACAGAATAAGAGGTAAATAATATGGCAGATATACCTGATTATATGCGAGGTTTTGACCTTACAGAAGATTATGGATTTACGCCTGTTAACAAGAAACCTACCGAGGTTCAAGAAAAGGTAGTTGTTGCTGAAAATTCAGAAACAAACATGGAACTTGCAAAAGTCAAGTCTGATGTATCATCTATTAAAAGCATGATGAACGAGGTCATGCAAATTGTGGCAGAAAAAGAAACTATAACAAAAGAAGTTGCTGACGCTGACACACAAAAAAGATTCAAAGATATAGAAAAGGTAATATTACCATTTCTGTACAATTTGAGTAAAAGCGATGAGCCGTATATACATTGGCCAAATAGAGGTCCTATTATCAAGGCTCAAATTGAGAAAGTCCTAAAACTAACTAGAGGTTAGTGTATAAGAAATGTCTAATTTTTCTGGTACATTATTTGTACAAGAGATTTTTAGACATTTTTTTAAATAAATATTTTTTTAACCAACGAAAAGGAAAGTAATCATGAAGAAACTTTTTATAAATGCTCGTTACTTCATAGCACCCTTGCTAATTTTAGCAACGCTTTTCGGTGTCATTGCAGGAGGACCTTGGGTCTGGACTGGTGTTGCATTATTAGGTGTCGGTATTATCATAGACACTCTACACACTAGACAAACTTATGGTGCTGGTTTTGATGAAGACGGAGAAACCAATGCAAATCCTATCTTGCAAAATGCAGTAATGTACTTAATGTTACCAGTATTCATAGCACTACAATGTGCTTTAGCATATCAGATTTATCATGGTATGGCAGGCACAGAATTATTAGGTGCCGTATTATCAACAGGAATATTTGCTGGTATAGGTATTATATACGGACATGAATTAGCTCATACAAAAGGCTTTAGTTTTTTAATTGCTAGATGGATGATGGCTCTTTCAGGTTCAGCACACTTCTGTTATGCTCATGTATATAATCATCATTTAGAATTAGGTCACGAAGATGACCCAGCGACAGCACCTAGAGGTCGTAGTTTATATTCGCACTTAGTCAAGTCATACTTTGGACAAAGTAAATTTTTATTTACAATGGAAAAACAAAGACTAAACAGATTAGGTGTACCATTTTTATCATGGCAAAATAGATGGTTGAGAGGTTATGCTATGTCGTTACCAACAATCGCACTATTCTGGTATGTAGGTGCATGGTTAGGTATTGCTTGTTTAGGTTTAATATGGTTGATTTCTAACTTTGAGTTAGAAGCACTTAACTACCTAGAGCATTACGGTTTAATCAGAGAAAAAGGAGCACCAATAGATTATAGACATAGTTGGGATAATTCTACTATGTTTAGTTCTTGGTTCTTCATTGAGATAGGTCGCCAAGCAGACCATCATGACCGAGGAGAAACTCACTTTTGGGAATTAGATGAAGTGGGAGCACCTGATACCGGTCATGGTTATTTTACACTATTTGCTATAGCACTTATCCCACCATTATTCCACAAACTCATGAAAAAAGAGTTAGCAAAGTGGGATGAAAACGAAGCTTCAGAAGGCGAAGTCAAAATCGCCAAAGAAATGAATGAGGTGGCAGGCTACTAACCACCATTGACAATTAAGTCCGTATCTGGTATAATAACAGACTATAAAATATAAAAAGGTACAAATATGACAGAATTTATACATAATGATACGGACTTGTCTTTACTACCCAATACCAAAGGCAAGAAAATAGAAGGGTACAGATTTTACGATATAGATGGTCAAAACTATCCATCTGTAACATCAGTTTTAGGCATACGAAAAAAAGAAGGTTTAGTGAAGTGGCGTGAATCAATTGGTGAAGATGTTGCTAATTGGGAAATGAACAGAGCCGCTAGGCGAGGTAAATCGTTTCATAAATTAGTTGAACAATATCTCAATAACGAAACACCTTCTATTAGAGATGTACTACCACTAGGTCTATTCAGGTTGGCAAAACCTTACATAGACCAAATTAATAATATAAGATTACTTGAAAAAATAATGGTGAGCCCGAAACTCACAATTGCTGGTCAGGTTGATTGTGTTGCTGAATATAATGGTAAATTGTCCGTTATAGACTTTAAATCAGCAAACAAGGAACGAAAAGAGGACTGGATAGAAAACTATTTTTTACAATGTACTGCTTATTCATCAATGTACGAAGAAACATTTGGTGAAAAGATAGAACAAATAGTAGTGTTATTAGCCGCTGAAGACGGCACAATGACAGCATATGTTAAAGACCCACAAGACTATATTGAAGAATTAGTTTTAAGTATAGAAACATTTTACAGGTCTGTTATGAAGGAGTTATTTGAACCTGCTAAATGATAAATAGTATTTCCAGTTTGGCACTCTACCACGGCTAGCAAAGCGAGTGTCGGGGTTTGGTATGTACCTGGCGCCAGAAACATACCCTAAATTATATTATGAACGCTAAACAATTTTCATTAAAAATAGAAGAAGTCAAAAGAAATAGTGGCGACATGACCTACATGGACGCCGTGCTACATTTTTGTGATGAAAACAAGATTGACCCTGCTGAGGTTGGTAAACTTATATCAAAACCTTTAAAAGAAAAAATTACACTAGAGGCACAAGAATTAAATTTATTAGCTAAGACAGGTAAATTACCTATATGAATTATGATGGTTTTGCAGTTTATAGAAAGTATTTGGCAATTAAATTGCATTTTGATAAAGAGGAATATAATTATTTTGATTATGATGGTCATGTTCATACAAAACTTGAAACATTTACCAAAAGAAATGACAGATATTTTTACCATAAACTAAGTGTAAAATATAATCAAGATGAAATAGAAGATTTTTTAGTTGCAAATTTTGTTAAAAATAAAAAGATATGGTCAGGTAATTTATTAGAAAAAGAAGCACATGAGATATATTTACAACACAAGAAAAGAAAAGAAAGCAGTTCATACTGGTTTAAACAAGATTGTAATAAAATTAGTGATACCATTCTTACAGATAATACTTTACCCACCAACGCTCTTGCAGTATTTAATGGTCAACACCCTTTACTATTACGATATTGTATTGGGAATAAGATTGGTCCAGAAACAGTAATTATTATGAATTATCATTTGAATTTTATGAAAGATTGGGATAAACTTATATCAGAAAATGTAATATGGCCTGGTATCAGATTTAAATTAAATAAATTTAAACCTTTTGTAAAATTTAACGAAACAGAAACTAGACTAACATTAAAGGAGGTATTTTTATGATAACAGTTGGTGATTATTTACCAGAATATAGATTACAAGCTTGTCTACCTGATAATACATTAGGTGAGATAGACACATTATGTGAAAATCACAAATGGAGTGTTTACTATTTTTATCCTAAAGATTTTACATTTATATGTCCAACAGAAATTAAAGAAATGGATAGACTTGTAGATGAACATTTAAAGGTAGTAGGTATAAGTGGTGATAATGAATTTTGTAAAAAAGCTTGGAAAGAATCTAACGATTTAATTAAAGACATTAGACACCCATTAGCTGCCGATTCAGGTTTACATTTATCAAATGAATTAAATGTAGTTTGTGATGAAGGTTTATGTTTAAGAGCAACAGTTATAACAGATGAAAATAATGTAATACAACACATTTCAATGAACGCTCTTGATACTGGTAGAAATGTTGATGAAATTATTAACACAGTAAATGCTTTAAAATCAGGTGGTTTAACTGCTTGTAATTGGAAACCAGGAGATGGTTTTGTTGGATAAAACCTTAGATTGGTATATAAAATGGTTTGCAAGTATCGTATTGATATTTGGTGCATATACAACAGCAATGAATATGTACCCATATAATATGTATTTTCAATTTACTGGCATAACAGGTTGGTTAATTGTAGGTATTATGTGGCGAGATTGGGCATTGATAGTGGTGAACACTATTGGTTCATTAATATTATTGATTGGTATCATAGATTATCATTTCTACACAGATTGGATGTTAAGAATTTATGAGTATCAATTGGAGGCAAGATGGTAGAACAAGAATCAATATATAAAAAATATAATATAAGTCTTAATGGTAAAGATACTTTTGTTTATGCTTGTAAAAATTTAACAACAGCAGAGGCAACAAAAGATATTAAATCAAGATTTAAACCTTACAAGGTAACAAAAGTAAAACCAGCGTGAGTGGTAATAAATTAATAAATGATAATTGTCTAAAAGTATTACCAACAATACAAGACAGCTCTATTGATTTAATTGTAACAGACCCACCTTACAAAATGACATCAAGAGGTGGTGTAGGAACAACAGGCGGTATGCTTAAAAAGGAAATAAACAGAAAGGGTGATGTATTTGAACATAATGATGTAGATATTTCAGAGTGGTTGCCTCATTGTTTTAGAATTTTAAAAGAAGACAGTCATATTTATATTATGACAAATCATATTAATTTATATGAATATCTTGATACAATTAAAAAAACAGGATTTCATTTTATTAAAAGTTTAATATGGGATAAAGGAAATAAAATTATGGGCAGGTATTATATGAGCCAATTTGAATACATTTTATTTTGCAGAAAAGGTGATAAAAAAATTAATAATTGTGGTGTATCTGATATTATTAGTGTTCCTAATATAAAAGAAAAAAGAAATGGTAAAAACCTACACGATACTGAAAAACCAGTAGAACTAATGAAAATTTTAATTGAAAATAGCAGTAATGAAAATGATGTTGTTCTTGACCCTTTTATGGGTATTGGGTCAACAGTAATTGCTAGTAAACTTCTTAATAGACAATATATGGGTATTGAAATAGATAAAAATTATTACGATATTGCAAATGATAGAATAGCAGTATCATCAACAATACAGGAGTTTATACAATGACAAATTCTAAACATTTGTTACATAGAACACTTGATATTGGGAGTGGCCTGATACTATCAATCATTATACAATTGACAGTATTTCCATTTTATGGCATATACATTGAGGTATGGGCAATGTTTCACCTTGCGATTATATTCATGGTCGTAAGTATTATAAGAAGTTATTTATGGTCAAAATACATTTTTAGGTACAAACAATGAAAACATATATTCATGTAAATCAACATATCATTCGTGCTAACAAAAAGAACAACGAAAACAATCCTGTTTTAACTGTAAAACAAGGTAAGAAAAATACCTATTGCCATGAGGTTTCAATAAAAGGACCTTCAACAGTAGTTTATAGTGGCAATGAAAAAACATTATTACCTTGTGGTGCAAGAGTAGCTGTAGTTACAGAAAGTGATGTAGAGTTTGTAAGATGAGAGTTTTTTGTATAGGCAATGGTGAAAGTAGACAAGGTTTTGATTTAGAACAATTACGACCTCACGGTAAAATATATGGTTGTAATGCCATTTATCGTGATTTTACACCTGATGTTTTAATTGCAGTTGACCATGGTATTGAACATGAAATATACCATTCTGGTTTAGCACAAAAGATACCTTGTTATTTTAGAAATTGGCAAAAAGTACCTGCTATGCATTACGAGATGATGGTTTATGGTAGTATTACAAATATAACAAGAGATGAATTAAAAGAATATTATGATTCTCATAATGAAAATGAAAGAGGCGATTCTAAAGAATTTGTATTTCATGGTTCAACATTAGAAGGTTTAGCAAAAATTATACAACAAGAAGAAGCAAAAGGTATGACAAGAGAAGTTATACAAAAAAGAATTAAACATTCTGGTATTCATGTATCGTGGATAAAAGAACCTGATATGTCCCATGATGTAAGAGATGTTATACCAAATTACAGAGATTTAGGTTGGGCTGCTGGAGCAACGAGTGCTAGAGTGGCAGTAGATAGAGAAAAACCTGTAAAAGAGATTTTTATGATAGGTCATGATTTGTATAGTAAAACCGCCACAGTAAATAATTTATATAAAGGTTCTAGACATTATGTAACACCTCAAAACTCACCTACACCATGCGATAATTGGATTACACAATGGAAGGCAATGTTCGTTGGTTATCCAGATATAAAGTTTTATAAAGTAAATGAGAAAGGTGTTGAGGGTGGTGATAATGTGAATAGGACAATACAAAACTGGCACGGAGTAAAGAATTTAGACTATATCAATTACTCAACCATGCTTGACATTGTTGAAAAAAAATGATATCCTGTCTAAGAAAATGTATAAATAGTCATGTAGCGAGTGCTACAATACTTAAATACAACAATATATTAATACGAAAATACGGAGTACAAATATGGATTTTGAATCTTTAAAAACATCCAATAGTGGTTTTGATAAACTTACAAAAGCACTAGAAGAAAACCTCAATCCTGAGGACCAACAAAACAAAAACAAATATCAAGATGACCGAATCTGGAAACCAGAGCTAGATAAAACTGGTAATGGTTATGCAGTATTGAGATTCTTACCAGCAAGTGAAGGTGAAGATATGCCATGGGTCAGATTATGGTCTCATGCATTTCAAGGACCTGGCGGCTGGTTTATTGAAAACAGTCTAACAACATTAGGTCATAAAGACCCTGTATCAGAAGAAAACACAAGATTGTGGAACACAGGCGTGGATTCTGATAAAGATATTGCTAGAAAAAGAAAAAGAAAGTTATCATACTATTCTAACATTCTTGTTGTTAGCGACCCAAAACATCCAGAAAACGAAGGTAAAGTTTTCATATTCAAATTTGGTAAAAAAATATTTGATAAGATAACAGAAGCAATGCAACCTGAGTTTGATGATGAAACACCTATAAACCCATTTGACTTTTGGAAAGGTGCAAACTTCAAACTAAAAATTAGAAAGGTTGATGGTTTTTGGAACTATGACAAGTCAGAATTTGAGGCTGTTTCCCAAATAAAAGATAGTGATGATGAAATCAAAACTATTTGGGGAAAACAATATCCTCTAAAACCTTTCCTTGACCCTAGTAATTTTAAAACCTATGATGAACTCAAAGAGAAACTGAATAGGGTAATTACAGGGACAGGAAACTCAGCTGAAACTGTTGAAGATGTGGACCTCCCGCCTGAAACATCATCTAAGACAAAAGTAACTGAGAAAAGTCCTGTGAACGCTATGTCTGAAGCTAGTGATAGTGATGATACACTAGATTATTTTAGTAAATTAGCTCAAGAATAGTATCTCTCTCCGTTCATAGTAACTTGAAACCCAGCGAGAAATCGCTGGGTTTTTTATATAAATAATAGTATGCCAAGTATATTTGACACAATTAGTAATCAAAGAGGTGGACAAGAAAAGTCTGCCACATGGTACAGAAATGCTGTAGCTTCTATCGCAGATAAGGTAACAGCACGAAAGTTAATGAATCAAGGTCGCATTTTAGCTAGACCTTCTGCTGGTCGTTTAAACTTATTTTTTTATGACCCTAAAACTAAAGATAAATTACCATATTACGATACATTTCCTTTAGTTTTACCTTTAGAGGCATTTAGAGGTGGTTTTATGGGTATTAACTTTCACTATCTATCACCAATGATAAGATTTAGATTACTAAATCAATTACAAAGGTTTGCTACAAACAATAAATTTGATAGCACAACAAGATTAGATGTAGGATATACTAGAGTGGCAGGATTAGAAAGGGTAAAACCTACAATTAAAAAATACTTGTATGGTCATGTGCGTTCTGGTTTTTTAAGAATAGACGCTAATGACGCTCCAACAGCAGTATATTTACCTGTTGAGCAATTTAAGAAACGAAGTGCAAGTTATGTTTACGGACAAAGTAGAGGTATATAGTGGCAATACTAAGAGGCGGAACTAGAATATTTGGGTCAGATGTAAGAATAGGATTATCTAGAGATAAGTCTTTAGAAAATGTAACTAACGACCCACGATTAAGACAAAAACCTGGTGGTGATAGACAATCCACTATGGGCAGATTTCATAGTTATGTAAGTGAAGCTGAGGGTATGGCTCGTAAGTGTAAATTCTATACGAGTTTTCAATTACCAAAAGGTCATAACGGCATTGCTTCAGGATTTAATCCATTATATAACACAACACCACCTGTTGGTAGTAATCAAAAATTAGCGTCAGAGGTAGGTGAAGAAGGTATAGGATTTTCACAAGGCGCTCAATTAAGAGCTGTAGAAAGTCAACATAGAAAGCGTGTTCAAGCATTTTGTAAAGATATAACAATGCCACTCAGAAACACGAAAATGACACCTCATCAAATATATGGACCTGCTAGACAAATGGTAACAGGAATGACCCTGGCGGAAGAACCTGTAACATTTACAGCTACATTTATGTGCGATAAGTTTTTAAGAGAAAGAACATATTTTGAATTGTGGCAACAAGCAGGTATAAACACTAATTCATTTAATGTAAACTATTATGATGAGTATATATCACCAGTAGAGATATTTCAATTAGGTGGTTTTGAGGGTGCTCAAGAAAGAAATAGTATTACTTACGCTGTATCAATTTTAGATTGTTATCCTACATCAATTGGTGAAATATCATATAGTTCAGCTGAAGACGCTCTAGTTGAATTTACAGTTACATTCGCATACAGATATTGGATTAATTATTTCATTGATAAAGCAGGACAGATACAAATAGGTGATTCAGACTTTAAAGCACCAGAAATAAAAGCAGGTGGTCCTTTAGGTGGTTTATTAGGTAATCTACCAGCACCATTAAGAAGAGCTGGGCGTGATGTTATTTCTGATTTGAAACGAAGATTGCCTATTGGCGATATTACAGGTGGTCGTGTATTCCCACCATTTAATATTGGTGGTGGATTTATCCCACCTATCAACATTTAGTATAAATAGTATTAGTATATTATAGGAGAAGATTATGGCATTACCTAAGGTGGAAACACCAACATATGAATTGACTTTGCCTTCAGCAGATGTGGTGATAAAGTATAGACCTTTTCTAGTTAGAGAAGAAAAAATATTATTATTAGCACAAGAAGAAGGTAAACCTCAAGGTATACAAAATGCAATTATGGATATTGTAAAATCGTGTACCTTTGATAGTTTTGATGTGGCTAAAGCGCCAATGTTTGACATAGAATATGTCTTTTTGAACATACGAGCAAAATCTGTGGGTGAAGTTCAAGAGATAAGAATATTATGTCCAGATGATAAAAAAACATATGGCAAGGTTGAAGTTAATTTAAGTGAAGTTATGGTTCAAGTTGATGATGAACATACTAACAAAGTTATAATTGATAAAGCAAGGAATTTAGGTGTTGTATTTAGATACCCCTGTTTAGCTGATATGACTGATGAATTAGTAGATTCTAAAACAGACATTAACAATATTATGGACCTGATTATAAAATCTGTTGACCATATTTTTGAGGGTGATAAAATTTACCCAGCAAAAGAGGCAACAAAAGATGAACTAAATGATTTTTTTAGTGATATGAATCAGGACAGTTTTGGGGAAGTTAAAAAGTTTTTTGAAACTATGCCAAGATTAAGGCATGAAATAGAAGTAGAAAACCCTAAAACTAAAGTAAAAAGTAAAGTTGTTTTATCAGGTGTAAATGATTTTTTCGTATAAGCCTTGCTCATAACACTCTAGAGGCATATTACGAAGTTAATTTTGCATTAATGCAACACCACAAATATTCTCTAACAGAGATTGAAAATATGTGGCCATGGGAAAGAGAAATATATGTTGGGTTGCTACAACAATTTGTAAAAGAAGAAAACGATAGAATTAAGAAGGAGAGAAGCAGATGATACCTATGGAATTATTGTCAATGTTGGCTAGTACGGTCCTTGGAGGCGTGCTATCTATCATGGCTCAAAAAGCAAAAGACGCCGCTGATAGAGAAAAAGCATTTATGGCAAGAGCCGATTTTGCAGCTAAACAAATAGACAAAGCAAGAGATGTGCAAGACCCATTTACCAAACACACAAGGAGATGGATTGCATTAATATCAGTAATTAGTATTTTAGTAATACCTAAACTAGCACCATTTATAGACCCAACAATGCCAATCTATGTGGGTTATACTGAAACAGTAAGCTCAGGTTGGTGGATATTTGCTAGTGATTCAGATATGACACAATGGAAACCGTTAAGCGGTTTAGTTATAACACCACTTGATACTCATGTTGTCAGCTCAATAATCGGGTTATATTTTGGAGGTTCGCTAGTCCGTAGATAATTATGGCAGAGATTGTTCTAGAAGAAGCAAGAGAAATTGGAACAGCGATAGCAGCTCCAATAAAAAGTATGTTGCCTGTGCCTGCTGGTGCAGGTGGTATTCAACCTATTGAGGGTGAGGTTATACCTGCTGGTTCTAGAATGCCTGCTACACAAAAAGATAGTCCATTAGTTAAAATGTTTAAAGAATTTCTTAAAATGATTAAGAAGATGATTGATGGTTCTAAAAAACAAACACAAGCAATTGAACAAAATACAGATGAATTAAAAGAAGTAGCAAAACCAGGTACAGAAAGAGACCCCACTAAAGCTTTAGGTCAAAAAGAGGTTGATAAACTAAGGTTTGAGAGAAAAAATGAACTCATGATG